CCGGTTAAGACATGACAATCATAGCTTTTCACAATCCCTAAGGAGCGATTGTGAGGCATGACGGTTGGTCTCCACTGTAGCTTACCGCTACACCCCTCGGCCTTATATAGGCCCACTACTACCAATTAATAGGCAGTAGTCCAACGGCGCTTTAATGTAACGGTGCCGTACCGTGCGGATCTCTCCAAATGATCTTCATCGATCGGAGCAGGTTCTAAAGCCCGCTCTAGCCTAAGTAGACTCTTTGAGAGAGCACCGTATCCAACCAGTTTATCAGTGCGATAAACTGCTTCAGCAGTCCAAGCCAGTATTTCAGGCCTGTGCAAACGTTTATTCCACCTTTCGGCAGTATAACGCCGCTGAAAAAGGACACGTCCAAGCGCTGGACTTTTCTCTGATACTAGGGGTAATTTACCCAAGTACCTCTCGCACACTTTAAACATGTGCTGAGATGTAAGCCAGTAACCTCTCTTATAAAAGAGATTCGCTGTCTTTATCCAAGAGATTAGTCTGTCAGCTTGCCGCCTGTTGTTAGGATACTCTTTACGAACGTAAGTAGGGGTAACCTCTTCGCCCATAAAAGCATCCATGCCACATGACTCTCTGAAATTTCCATTCCAGAAAGACTTGGACATGTTTACCTTGCAATGATACTTTTGCAGGTAACTCGCAACAGTAGTTGCATGCCTAGTGGGAACAATTATGTCATCCCCATAGACATAGACGTCACGCGTAACAAGATATACATTACGTGGCGTCACAGGCAAGTCGTACTCCTTCAGTAGGGCCGCTACACATATAGTGTAGAAGTACATCGACTCTACTGGGAAGCACAGAGCTGAACCCATCGACGCAAACTTAAAGAGAGGACCGACTAGTCGGCCATCAGGAAGTTTTGCGCTCGTCGATCTACATGCTTCAATCGCACCCTTAAGATCGGGGCACGAATCGAACATGCGGATCGCCAGTGCGTGTATAACACGATCACTGGCATCAGACAAGTCAAGTGTAGCAAGTGACTCGTCATCAGACGACAACTTCGCCAAAGACTGATTTATCTGCTGATCTGTAAAATTAACATGACCTGCAGTAAACCTGTATCTTTCGATCCTATCATAAAGTAGTGATCGGATAGCCTGCTGTGCGTACTGCATACAGCATGGCTCAATGGCAATGATGCGGGGGCCTTTCTGAGTCTTGGGAACAGGAGTAACCTTCACAGGTAATTCCCTTTCCTCAGATACAACAGAAACCTTCTCGAACTCCTCACTCTCGATTACACCTAAGTTATAGGCGGTTTCAAGTAGAGGAAAATACGGTTCGAGTCTGTCGTACCAGAACTGCCAAGAATATTTCTGGTTACCAGAAACACCCTCAGCAGTTGCACCAGGACCGTGCCGGGGAATTAGCTCAAAGACATTAATGTCAGAAAGCATATTCGGCCACAACACGTTGGATACTCGAAGAAATTCATCGAGATCCTCACTGGTGACACTGCATTCAGAAAGCTCAGACTCAGTTCTGACAAACCCATCTAGACTAGAGATGACCCTTTTAGGGGTGCACTCTAACTCCAGTTTCTTAAAGGTATATGAGATTTGTCTCACACCTTCAATAGCTGGAATCATAAGATCTACATGAGATTTATCAAAAATCTTACCTGTAGTCCTGTCGAAAATTTGACCGACGATACCTTGCAGAAATGCAGGGATTCGCCCACTCTTTTTGAAACTTCGGAAGAGTGAAGGGTCAACTTCCCCAATGGCAAGACATCTTTCAAAGTCTTTGCCGAAGTTGGGGAGGCTAATCGTTAAAAACGATAAGCCTTCATTTTCGACCCGTGACACCATGGTTTCGATGTCACGTAAAACGGGCTGAAGTGCAACGCATTTAGCGACAGCGTCTTTATAGACACAAATCGCTAGGCTAATTTGGTCACTTTCGTGGCTTTTCATGTTGCCTCCTAATATTTAGGGGGTCCACATCCAGCCATGAACAGTCGCCTTCCCCCCGTATATACAAAGGGGCAAACACTTTACAATGTCACAAGCAGGGTAGGCGCACGAATGCGCCCACCCTCTCAAGGTACAACCTATAGTCAGATCTTGAGCTTGTTATACTCAAAATTTGACCGAAGAGCGACACTGATGTCGCCCAATAGGAAGGCAAACCCGATGCACAAAACGAGGGCAGTAAGAGCTAACCAAAACCAAAGTTTCGGCGCTTTTAGCCACCCGAGTTTAATGCTGGGTTGCAAGAACTTTGAGAACATTCGCTTGTGACAGCCAGGTTATAAACCCGGCTGCAGTGAGCCAAATGTCTGCATCGGCGAAGCCATATTCTGGCTCGTCAATTACGACATAAAGACCGAGATTCTTATACTCATTCTGAGCAGTAAGAGGATCGGCAGCGACCACACGTTGGTCGATTCGAATCATGCGTCGAGTCCGTTTTCCGGACTCTTGATGGGACACCGTAAAGGTGAAAACCCCATCATCAGTCGCATAAATCGACTTTAACCCGTCCGCTTTGATGCGGTTTAGGGTCTTGGCAACACTGTTAATTGTAATGGTTTGTGGATCGGCTAAAGCCATGGTTGACCTCCTTGAGTCATTGAGAAGGTTGACCTAGTATCCAGGCGTCGGTTTCTCACTTCGACGCGTGTCGTTATGACACTAGGCACTGAATTGTCCAACTGCCAATCTCACAGGTCTATAAATTCTGTGAGTTCTCGATACGAACTCGAGAGATACCTAAGGCAGCCAGGATGGACCATTGACGGGCCGAGAAATTTGGCCAGTCAATCGAAAAACCGAACGGTGAAGCAGCACGGCGGAGTTTGGTTATACCGCCCGCCTTCCACGTCATCTTGACCTCCCCCACTCTATACATATTGAGTGTGGTCTCGTTAACAAAATTGTTAACGGTGGTCTGCATGATGTAGGCATACTTTGCTGCCATGTTGGAAGAATAGGAATCAGTAAAATTGGATATGTTATCTCCAACGTTACTGACCCAATCAACCAACCACGACCAGGGTGTTAAGTTCCAAACCAACATTGGGTTGATCCGTATCCCGTACAACCGCAGATAATTCTGCATGGTTGACAGTTGACTAACATCATCAACTGCTAAAGACGGTATGTAATAACGGAAAAGCCCCTCAAACCACACTTCGCGCGAAGTTTCACGTGAAATGCGAGTTTGAGCCCCGAGCATCAACAACGAGTTAGGCATGAAGTTAGGACCAAATAATGTGTCCTGCGATCCGCTTTTCTCGACAATTGTTGCACGGGAAAGAGGTTCAGATACAACTTTGCCCGACCGTTTTATCCAGGTACCATTTTGTTCACGGTAGCGTTTTAAGGCGCTATCCGCGTTCAGGAAGGTTTTAAAACCTTTCTGAAGGTCCCCGATAAACGGTCTCCACCCAAATTGGGTGTTCAGCCAGTGGTCAGCAGCTGTCCGAGCCATAGTATGGCCGGTAAGGTTGCCTCCCACAGATCTCCATAAATCTTTGAAGATCCTGGCTGATGTCCATAGCATGCGAGGTACTTCTCGGATCTCTCCGAAAAAGACACCTAAGTCTGCCGTGGACAGCTTTGGCTTGAAACGATTCCAAGCCGTAGGGCCAAGCGATGATGGATCTCCGTACCCCCATGACATCCAACCGGAATCTCCGGCGTTTGTCATTGTCCACATATCTATGGGACCACTAGAAACGTCCCAAGGCCAGTTTTGTGGATAAAAACCGCCCTGGTAACTCCAGTAGTACCATGGAGCAGTGGGACCATAGTTACCATACGGATAAACTTTATCCGACAGGTAACTTCCACTGCCCAAGATAGTGCGACCGGGAACAAAAGTACGATAGAGAGAAAACGGACCGCCCTCTTTATAAGGCGGGCCTGGATGCAATTGATCCAGACAAAGTGAGCGTTCACCGTCGAAAATTGTCGCATCCTGTGGATAAATGGTATTATACTCTGTATAACCATTATTCCACACTTTGCGATAAATTCCGGCGTCAACGCGTGGCTTATAGCCAACATCACCTGTCGTTCTCCTTCGATCGTACCTGATACCAAATCGTATCATCTTACACCTCCACCGTAAGGTTATAGCCTAAATGCCGAAGCACTCAAGCCAACTGACCCGAAAG